TATTGAAATAATTCGTTACAATCTCAATAAGATTAATCCCATTTCTTTTCGTAGACCAGTTTTCCTGCTTTTACAATCTCCTTTCCTAGCTTCTCATTGTTCCAGCCTCTTTTAAATGCCAGCCCTGACCAGTCTTCAGTTGTTAGAGCTTTTAAAACTTTCGTATTGAAAAACTCAATTGGCATTGAATCAGGGATTTTGCTTAGATCCATTTTTATTTGCCCTCGGTAGCTACAACTCTTAAAGCATTTAAGTACATCAAATCATTCATTGCTGCACCTATTCGGGTTTGAATAACACAATTAGCTTCTGCTTCAGAATAAACTTTTGCCTTCAGCTTTTCAGGTCGTTTTAAGTAATAAATATCTTCCAAAACAAGCTTTTTCCATGCGTAAAGATAATTGCCTTCTAATGACTGTAGAAAAGTTAATTCCTTTTCTGCACGTTGAAGACATTCTTCAATTCTTGTAATTGGATAAAGTTCTAAATCCTTTGTTCTTACAAAAGTACTTTTAGAAACACAAGCAAATAAAAGTCTTGTTAAAGCCTTGTCAAAATCACTTGTTTTCTTATGGGCAGAATCGGCAAAGAAAATAGAGTCTTTGCCAATTTTTTTAAATGCTCTTCCTGACATTATTTTTTTTGGTTCCTTCTTGCAGCGTCAAAAGCTTGTGCTGTTCGTCTCTCTGTATGTGCTTTTAAATTGAAACCCGGACTGTTGAACTCAGTCCAAGTAATTCCATGCAATTGGATGCAGGTTTGGTTTAAGTCGTACCAAATCGCTGTAGGTCTTGGGCTTCTTCCTGTTATGTAGTGATGACCTGCTTTTAATTCTTTGGCATTGCGTAATGCTCGTAAGTCTGAATCTGTTACTTTTAACTTTTTAGCTGTCTCAGCAGTTGAAAAATCAAATTTACCACTGGGGCTAACTTTGATAGCAGGTACGTTTTCTGCTGCTCCCTCTTGTAGCTTTAAAAGCTTATACATCAACAAGTGAAGCTCAGAAATTTCTTCTTTTACTGAGTTCCAGTCTCCGCAAATAATGTCGTTGTATCTGTCTCTTACTATGTTGTAGAGACTGAATAAATTGGAATTAGATAAGCTCATTTTAAAGATTCACAGGCGAGTTGGATATTGTTGACCTCACAATCGTGGCGGGTCATGTCTGAAAGGGATGAATTGACACCCCAGAAAAGGATTGCTCCGAAGGAAGCGAAAAGTAGAAATCTCATGGCCTTGTGGTTGATGGCTTTCTAATCTTAATAACATTATTAGATAATGTCAATAAGATTATTTTTTGTCTTTGCCGTAGATATGTTTCACAACATCAAAGTTGTAATTTTTTGGCTCTTTAAATTCGTTGTATTCGTTAAATAAATAACCGTCTGAATTTGCGCCTTCTTGGATAGCAGTCCATCCTTTCGGCTTTAGCTCTTCCTCTAAAGATTTCTGTTCAACATTCTTTATTGCTTGAAGCGTATCAAGTGCTTCAACCAAAGGATTTAGTTCTGATCGAGTTAAACCAGCTTTTTTGATTTCAATATCATTGATTGATAAAAGCAATCTTTGAATTGCTCTATAAGCAACACCCGCATCATTTACTGCGGTCGTTTCCATTGGTTCCCAATTTCCAGCAGATTCTTCTTTGTATAATTTGCCTTTAATCATTCTGACTTCTTTTGGCATGGTTCTTAAATAGGGGCAGGGTGGATGTAGGAAAAATAAAAAGCCTCCCGTAGGAGGCTTATTCTTTAAGCTTCAATATCTGAAATCAAGTCAGTTGATGCTTTTGTTAATTTGTCTGATGCCTCGACTAATGCCTCGGCTGATTCTTCAAGTTTCTTGATGTCTTGTCTGAAAATTTCATCTCCATCTTTCATTGTTTGAACGATTGATCGAAGACTGTCAGCAAGTTGTCCCATGAATGAAGTCCTGTGTGGTTGACTTCCTAATCTTAATAAGATTATTGACCTAAGTCAATCAACTACTACACTTGATCTAACTACTGTTACGTTTTGGCTTCAATACAAGATTTAAAAAGCGATCACAAAAACGCTCGTAAAAGGACAGACCGTTCTTCCTCATTAATAAAACAATCTTTAGAAAAATTTGGGGCTGCTCGTTCAATAGTCATAGATGAAGAAAACAGAATACTTGCTGGCAACGGAACCATAGAAGGTGCAAAAGCCGCAGGAATAAAAAACCTTCGAGTGATAGAAACAGACGGTAAAGAAATTATTGCTGTAAAAAGAACTGGACTAACAGAGGAGGACAAAGTTGGTTTAGCTCTTGCTGATAACAGAACCTCTGACTTATCCGACTGGGATATTGAAATGCTTAAACAGCTTTCAGAAGAGCAAGACTTAGAGCCTTGGTTTAATGAAGGTGATCTTGCTGAACTGATAGGAGAACCAGAAAAAATTGAAGGTTTAACTGATCCTGATGATGCACCTGAAGCACCAGAAGAACCAATAACAAAAAAAGGTGATTTATATATACTTGGGAACCATCGCCTTTTATGTGGTGACTCTGTAAATATTCAGGATGTAGAGCGTTTAATGGATGGGAAAAAAGCAGATATGGTTTTCACAGATCCTCCTTACAACATTAATTACATCCAACAAGCTAAAAGTTTTAAAGGTAGAACCATTGAAAATGACAATATGACTGCTGCAGCGTTTAAAGATTTTTGCCAAGGTTTTGTTTCTTCAATAAAAATGTCGTGCAATGGATGTGTTTATGTTTTTGGCCCTCCCGGCCCAGATGGTCGAATTATGTTTAGTGAACTTGATAAAGCTCTTCATTGCTCAACCACAATTATCTGGAATAAACATGTGTTTGTATTAGGCAAAGGCAAATACCATAATAAATATGAGCCTTGCTGGTTTGGATGGGTTGATTCAGGCGAGAAATTTATTAAGGACAGAACTCTTACTAATGTCTGGGATTTTAAAAGACCTTCTCAAAACAAATTGCATCCAACAATGAAGCCTGTCGAGGTTGTTGAAAATGCTTTAACTCATGCCTCATCCTCTGGTGAAATTGTTTTAGATCTTTTTGGAGGTTCAGGTACAACTGCTATTGCAGCAGAAAGATTAAACAGAAAAGCAAGACTTATGGAGTTAGATCCTAAATATTGCGATGTCATCGTCAAAAGGTGGGAGGATTTCACTGGTGACAAAGCAGAGCATGTAACATCTAATTAATGGCAACAAAAGGAACCCAAGCTGAAACCGTAATCCGAGCACAGAAGTTTGCTCGGATCATTGCTAATGGTGGCAGAAGATCAGACTGCGTTCGTTTTGCCTCCGAAAACTGGGGGGTTGGAGAAAGAGCCGTAGATAAGTATTTACAGATAGCTAGGGAGCAACTGAAGGCCGATTGGGACTTGGAGCGACCTCAGATGGTGGCAGACTTATTAAGCCAATGCAGCACCTTACAGATGGAAGCCAGAAGGGCGGGGCAATATCACATTGCTCTTGGTGCTATCAATACAGCAGCTAAATTAGCTTCCCTTTGCTCTTGAATATTCTCGAAGAATTACCAGCAGGGCATGTTTTATATCCTCAAGGATTTATTGCTTTCCCTGTCTCACCTGAACAACAAGCACAAGAAACAGATTTAGTTCGGCAGCGTATTTTTGACGGCTTATTACATTATCAGCAAAATATATGTAAAGACCTAGAACATAGAATTGTTGGATTTTGTGCAGGTTATGGTGCAGGAAAAACAAGAACCCTTTGTGCATGGGCTACCCTTTGTGCTCTTGATAACCCCAATACGATTGGGGCTGTTTTCGCTCCTACTGGGGCTTTGGTTCGTGATGTTTTGCAGCGTTCTCTTGAAGAATTTTGGGAATCACATGAAATCAACTATGAATACAGAGCATCACCTTTACCCGAATACAAACTAAATCTTCCTAATGGAGAAGTTACCGTCCTTTGCAGATCAATGGAATCTTGGCAGAGGATCATAGGCGTGAACTTGTCTTTTATAGGTTCAGACGAGTTAGACACTACGAAAGCAGATATAGGTCAGAGAGCGATTGAAAAATTCTTAGGCAGATTAAGAGCAGGGAATAGAAGACAATTAGGTCTTTTTTCTACTCCCGAAGGTTTTGGTACGTTCTATAATTTGTTTGTCCGAGAAGGTCACAAGGAAGACCGAGCACTCTTCAAAGCTCGAACGGCTGACAACCCTTTTCTTCCCGATGACTTCCTTCAAGCATTACTCGAAAATTATCCAGC